TTTTTTTGTATTGATTTTACATTTCTCAAATTCAAAATCAAATTTATTGCAATATTTTGTTATTTCTTCTTTGATTTCAACAAATAATGTGTTAAAATGAATGTATTCGTAGAACATTTTGTATGAATTTTAAACAGTTTCTAAAAACAAATAAAAAGTTTTCTTCTTTCAAGAAATTAACAAATTTTAAGAAAAAAATACAATCTCTAAATTCTGTATTCTATATTCTAATATTATATTTAATTATAGAACATATTGAATCTCCGACAGAGTATTTTAGTCAGAGGTATACCAAAAGTCAAGTGGTCTGAGTGAAAATATTTTCAAAAAGTGAAATATTTTTTCTTGTTAAGCCTAACATTTATTATTCCGTTCAAACTTTTCTCTTCAAAAAGACAATTTTGTAAAACCTGATGTTTCATTTCACAGTATTTCAATTCAAACTTTCCTCCCCTTGTGAGATTTAAAATCTCAAACTTTATACCAACCATACCATTCTTTGAAATGTAATCATTGATGATGTTTGAGGATGATGTGTATTCTCTCCAATCGCTCTCCGCAACTGTTCTTCTAGCTCTCTTCATCCCCTTAAGAGGTTTAAGTTTTCTCTTGGAGAAAAATTGCTTACATCCCAAATACCATAACCCATTTGGCAGTTTAATTCTATAAACCATTCCAAAGTATTCTTTATTTGAATCACCAAATACTTCTACATTATCTGGACAAGTCCAATGTCCAAAATTTGAAAAATCAACGTTTTCGCTTTTTGGCATTTTTACGTTTCTTTCTTTTTTTTACTCTACCATTCCTTTTGAATGTTCCTATTACAAAAGGAATCCTAGCATCTCCTGTGTTCCAGAAATCACTGTTTCCAACATCCCCACCATGACCGAATGATTCCCCACCTCCAAAAACACCCCCACCTCCAGATGCATTGTCCTCTAAAATATATTTTACAAGTCGATTAAAATTCATGGTGTTGACAAATTAGATTGTTCTGTTATATTATATTTAATATTTTAAATGTCTTTATCAAACTACATAGAAGAACTGAAGGATGATTGTGTTGTTGATGACATAAATCTCAAAGAATCCGCATTAATGCTTCCCGCAAAGAAAGCTAAATGGGTTACTAGGCTCATTCTTGCTAAAAATTCTGTAAACAAACTAGAAAAAGACAAAAAGAAGCAAATTTCCATTATTATGGAAAAATTGAAACAAGAATCAATATCCACTGTTTCTAATGCTGTTTTGAAAAGTCTAGCTGAAAAACATGAGTCTGTTATTGAGATAGATAATAAAATCGAAGAAAACTATAATTTAATAGATTTTCTTGAAAGAGTCGAAAAAGTCATGTCATCTATGAGTTTCGATATCGGGAACATTGTGAAGATTGTTCAGCTTGAAACAACATGATAGTTTTTGGTTACGACGATAAAAAGAAAAAAGGTGTTTATACTGGAGAGTTTTTTGATGAAGTCAAAGAACACTTCTCGGTAAAAAATGATGCAGCTAAGTTTGCAAGAAACAGATTCGCTCCTTCTAGAAAATATGCAATAACTGGAACAGGTAGATTCGATCCTTGTTTATTATCTGAGATTTTTAAGTATCTTAAAAATAACACCAACTATCCTCTCGATAAAATCAAAGTTGATGACGATCTTCTTAAGGATGTCAATCCATCGGCATATGACTGGAGATTGAATTCAAATTTCTCTTTAAGTGAATATCCGCTCGCTTTAACTCTGCGTGATTATCAAAAAGAAATTGTAGATAAATGTCTTAATCATGGGAGAGGTACAGTTCTTCTTGCAACCGCTGGAGGAAAAACACTTACGATGGCTTCACTTCTATCGAAGGTCTATACTCTGAATAATGATTTTAAATGTTGTTTAATCGTTCCAAATAGAAGCCTTGTGGAACAAACATTCAGTGATTTTAAGGAATACTCTGTTCCATTTGGTTGTTCCAAATGGACAGGTGACGATAGTTTGGATATGTCTAAAAATGTTGTTATTTGTACAACAGCAATTCTTCAATCCAAAAACAGTGACATCGATTGGTTAAAATACATTGATATTTTAATCGTAGATGAGTGTCACCACATTAAAAAATCCAACGAGATCACAAATATAATTGAAACGTGCCAAACGAATCACAAGTTTGGATTTACTGGAACATTACCAGAAGACAAAATTGACCAATGGACAATTATTGGAAAACTAGGCCCAGTTATTTTCCAAAGAAAGAGTTATGAACTTAGAAAAGACAAACATGTTGTTCCAGCGATAGCTCAAGTTATAGAACTTTATTATAAGAAAAAACCCATTAGAGACTTTGGGTTTGGAAATGCAGTTGATAATTATAAAAAAGAAATAGATTTTCTCATTGAAAGTCAATTTAGAAATCAAACCATCAAAAAACTATCAGCAAATTGTCAAAACAACGCCTTGATTCTTGTGGACTATCTTGAGCACGGTGAAACAATTTACAAATTGTTAAATAGTACATTGAAAGATAAGAAAATATTTTATATAACAGGCGAAATGGGAGTCGAAAAAAGGGAAGAAATTAGGAAAATTATGGAAATGGAGAACAATGTTATATGTGTCGCCATTTCAAAAATCTTCTCAACTGGAATTAACATTAAAAATCTACACTATATTATTTTTGCAGGAGGCGGAAAGTCCAAGATAAAAGTCCTCCAAAGTATCGGTAGAGGTTTGCGATTACATGAAAGTAAAAATACGCTATACATTGTGGATATAGCGGATCAGCTTTATTATGGGATGCAACATCAAATGAAAAGACAAGAATTTTATGAACAAGAAAATATTCCACACCAGAAAGTTAAAATAAATGAAAAATGATACTAAAAAAACAGAAGAACCCCCTTTAAAGAAAAAAAGAAAAAAGAGAGAGGACAAGCCTCATTATGTGAATGCCAAGGATTTTGAAGATGCGCTCACAAAATACTATGAAGACGATGTGATTACGGATTATCTTGCAGATTGCATCCAGAGGATTGCTTACGGTCTTTCACATGCCCCGAACTTCATGAATTATTCTTACATATCGGATATGGTCGGAGATGCTATCGTTAAAATGTATCAAGCTATTCTGCATAAAAAATTTAAACTCAATAAAGGATTTTCTCCATTTGGATATTTTACAACAATAGCTTATCATGCATTTATTTGTAGAATTAAAAAAGAAAAAAAACACCACCAAGTTGTTGAAGAATATAAAGAACGCAATTTTGATTTGATGTTGAATGATGGTGAAGAATTTGGTTCACACAGGGTTTACACCAAGCCGAGTTCAATTGATCTTGTTGATAATTTTCATTGATCTGGTAGACTTCTGAAGTGGATAATACATACGCAATATTTTCCGACCTCCATTTGGGAGTTCATCAAAATAGTTCAATTTGGCACAAAATCGCTCTTGATTGGTCTGATTGGTTTATTGGAGAACTTAATAAGAAGGGTATTAAGAAAATTCTTTTTCTTGGGGATTACTTTCATTCTCGATCCGAAGTGTCAGTTAACACGCTTCATGTAGCATCCGATATAACGCACAAGTTTAAGGATTTTGAGATGAAGATGATTGTTGGAAACCATTGTAGTTTTCTTAAAGAAAAACCTGATATTCACTCTCTTTCCGTTTTTAGGGGTTATCCAAATATAGAAATCGTGGATAAACCAAAAATGTTCCATTTTGGAGACAAGGATGTATTTGCATGCCCTTGGGGAACTCAAATGAATGATATCGCAAATTGCGATGTCATATTGGGTCACTTTGAAATTGAATCTTTTAAGATGAACACATATAAGTTATGTGAACATGGATTCACGCCTTCAAGTCTCTGCAAGAAATCTTCTTTGATTTTTAGCGGACATTTTCATTTAAGGGATGAGAGAGAATATAAAAACTCAAAAATCGTTTATGTTGGAAATCCGTTTGAGATGGATTTTGGTGATGCTGAATCCACTAAAGGTTATTATATTATGAATTTCGATACAATGGAATATACATTCCATGAAAATATAATTTCCCCGAAGCATAAAAAAATCAAACTATCCGAATACGAAAACAATTCCAGTGTTGTAGAAAACAACATTGTTCGCATAATAGTTGATAAGAATGTGGAGAGCGAGGAACTGGACAAGTATTCAGCCAATATAAAGAGTCAAAATCCAATTTCAATTTCTTTCGATAACACGATTGCATTTAATCCTGTTTCAGAAGAACTTGATGATGAATATGATTTATCTGGTATTGATATGGTGAAAGCAATTTCTGATTTCGTGGAATTATTGGATATCGATAATAAGGAAGATGTTGTAAAATATACAACGGAGTTATATAAAAAATCGTGAAAAAAGTAGTATTTAAAACACTTAAAGTAAAAAATTTCCTAAGTATTGGGAAAACTATTGTTTCTGTTGATTTCCAAAAAGGACTTAACATTATTACAGGCATCAACAAGGATCTAATGGATCGACAAAATGGAACTGGAAAAAGCTCTCTTGTGGACTCCTTTTATTTTGCATTGTTTGGTGAAACAACCAGAGGTATAAAAAAAGAATTTGTTGTAAACAACCTCACAAATGAATCAGCAGAAGTTTCTTTAACATTTTCAATAGATGAAACCGAATATGAAATTATTCGTACAATAAAACCATCTAAACTCAATTTGTTTGAAAATGGTGTCGATATTAGCCGAGATAGCATGGCAAATACTACTGAGTATATTTTAAACATTCTTAACCTTACTCCAGAGATTTTCACAAACTGCATATGTCTTTCCATAAATTCAACTGTCCCGTTTATGGCTCAGAAGAATTTGGAAAAGAAAAAATTCATAGAAGGCATATTTAATTTGGATGTTTTTTCTAAAATGAATTCTGGTTTGAAGGAGGAATATGGAGACGTAAAAAAAGAAATAGAGAGAAAAAGTGAAAAATACGATGACTTGGAAAAAACTGTAAAACTCGTATTGGATCAAAATAAAAGAAACTCCGAAGAGAGGGAAAAAAGAAGAAATCAAATAGAAGAAAATATATCCAAGTTGGATAAACAAATTCATGTTATAAATGACAATATTTCCAAGTATGTGATTGATGATGTGTCACAGAATAAAGTTAAAATTAAAAAATTGGAAGAAAAGAAAAAATTGAAGAATGATGAAATTCAGCAAATTTTTAAACAAAAAACAGAGATTTCTACTGAGATTAAGATTTTAAAAAATGATTTATTGAAAATTGGAACAGATCAAGATGAGTGTCCAATTTGTTTAAGGGCTATAACAGATGGTGACTTGGAACATATAGATAATAGAAAAAAAAATATTCAAACGGATATTGAGGAAAAGAATAATATCATTGCGGATTTTTCCAAAAAACAAAATGACCTTGAATCTGAGGTGACATTGATAGATAAGGCTATAAATTTACTAAAAGACAGTGTGAATAAAAATGCACTTATTGAGCAGCAAAAGAAGAACGATGAAGAGAAAGTTCAATACTTCAATTCCCAACTATCTAAGGAAAGAAATGCTTTAAATGATCTTCAAAATTACAAAGAAGAAGAAGCAAAAAGCGTTGAAGAAATACAGATTCAAATTCAAGAAATTTCCAATGAACTCCAAGAATTAAAAAAACGTTTCAAGGTATTGGAAAACGTGAAATTTGTTTTATCCGAAGAAGGAGTGAAGAGTTATGTTGTTAAAAAGATACTTGCTTTATTCAATGCAAAAATAGCATTTTATCTAAAAGAACTTAACGCAAATTCCTCTATCACATTTGATCAATATTTTGAAGAGGAAATTAAAAACGAAAGAGGAAAGCCAACAACATACTTCAATTATAGTGGAGCAGAGCGAAAGGCAATAGATCTTTCTATTATGTTTGCATTTATTGATATGTTGAAACTTCAAACAAATGTTTATTACAATGTTCAGTTCTATGATGAACTATTGGACACTAGTTTGGATTCAGCAGGAGTTGAAAATGTTGTAAGAATTTTGAATGAATTTGTTGATAAGTATTCTTACGGTATCTATGTAATTTCTCATAGAAGGGAATGTTCCAAATTAGCGAATGGTGAAGTCGTATATTTGGAAAAAAGCAACGGAATTACAAAAAGAATTCCTCTTGATTTAGAGTTGAAGTGAAATAATTAACTCTATGATTCAAATACCAAATAATGCATTCGCATCACCACTTCTTAAAAATTCTCAAAGATTTGAGAGCAATGTGACATCTCCTGTAAAAAAACAGGACATTACACCTCCCGAACAAAATCTTTCTAGGGTTATACAGTATTACGCTGATTACAGCGGTTGTGGTTTTTGGAGAATGATTTGGCCTGAACATCTTTTGAACGCTTTTAATCTAATGACTGTTCACGGTTCCACTGTAATGAACCTAGATCCTCGTTATTACATTCATACTAAAGTTGTAAGAATTCAGAGACAAGCCACATCCCATCAATTAAAGTTTGTTCAATTTCTTAAAGACATTTCCAAGGAAATTGGATTTAGACTTATTTACGAAATCGATGATCTTGTTTTCTCTGAAGATATTCCAGATTATAACAAATATAAACCAGCTTTTACAGATCCAGAAATTCGTAAAAACTGTCAAGATATTATGTCTTTATGTGATGAGGTAACAGTAACGTGTCCTTTCATGAAGCAATATTACATGGAAAAGACCGGACATCCGAATGTCACAATCATTCCAAACTTTCCTCCAAAATTCTGGCTTGGTCATTTCTATGATGAGAAGCAGATATCCAACAACTACGATACATACAAGAAAAAACCAAGAATCCTTTATGCTGGATCTGGTGCTCACTTTGACGTTGATAATAGAGTAGGTCAAAATGATGATTTTGCTCACGTTGTAAAAGCGATTTCCGACACAGTTGACAAGTATCAATGGGTTTTTCTCGGTGCATATCCTCTCCCATTGGGGCATCTCGTTCAATCTGGAAAGATTGAGTTTCATCCTTGGCAAAACTTGTATAATTATGGTGAAAAAATCAAGAATCTTAGAATCAATATGCTTGTAGCCCCTCTTCAAAACAACAACTTCAACAAATCCAAGTCGGATTTGAAACTTGTGGAGGCGAATGCGTTTGGTCTTCCAATCGCTTGCCAAGACCTATGCACATATGAAAATGCACAATTTAAGTTCAACACTGGCGAGGATATGATTGCACAGATAGATGATGTATTGAGTAAGAAGGGTCGTTATATGAACATTTCCGCAAAAGCTAGAAGATATGCCAATTCTCGTTGGCTTGAGAATGATGATAATATCCATTGCTATACAGAGCTATTCAACCATCCATATGCTCATAAAGAGAGAAAACGTCTCAATGCTATTAACGGTATAATTGTTTGATTGAAAAAAGAACAGATGGATATGTGAAAAATGTTATAATTGGAAAAAACCAAGACAAATTGAAACAAAAAGTCAAAATAATTCCAATAATTAAAGATAACCAAAAGCTCATGCATATCCAACATGAGAGAAGTTTTCCCAATATTTCATTTTTAATGTAAATGAAATCCAAAAAATCATCCAAATTTAAAATGTTATCTTTCTTAAAGATATATTTTGCAATAGATGATGAAAGTGGAGAATAAAACCAAAGAATCAAGAGACTGTTTACTGTAAGTAAACCTGAAAAATAAAACCAAATCATTTTTGAAGTATTGTTTTTAATCTGGATAGAAAATTATTTCTTAGACTTCTTTCCGCACATGCGGAACAAGCTCCCTTAACTTTCATGGCATCCAATGTTCTAACGTATTCTTCTCTAAGTTTTTCGCAATCAGGAATTTCACTTGGACAATCTGTTAGTGTGTTGAAAAATTTGCTTGCAATATCTTCCATAATCTCTTAGAATTATTTATTCCAGAATGTACAGAAATATATCATATAACTCAAAAGAACTTTGCATGAATCTTTTTACTTGGGCGAATGATGGTAAAAGAATAAGGGTCGAGTCTACGTATAGACCTTATATATACTTGGAAACAAATGGGAACCACGATGCTATCAGTCTCTTTAATACGAAATTGAAGAAAAAAACTTTTAATAGCCAA